TATCAGATGTGCTTATAATACCTTGGGCCTTTTGTTTTACAGTATCATTCCAAGAGTGAATTAACTGCTCTTTGTTCCAAACAATAGAAGCAAAACCAAAAACATTTTCTTTTCTAGTTTCTTCTCCGAAGGATTCACTCAGCACATTCTTTACACCCTTTTGGTAGTAGTATAAAGGTGAAGTAGTTTTCGTTGTGTTTTGGACCCTATTTATCTGACCATCGTGACTAGAGGAGAATATGGTCTTTATTGAGTCCTCAGATTTTGTATTTCTCAACCAAAAAGTTATGGTAAAGGCTTTTGCGTTTGAGTTTTGGAAGGTCAAAACTGAATTAGCGCTAGTAAATAGACTGGCTGCACTAGCAAATTGAATTCCGGCAGCACCTGATTCTGACCTTTCTTTGAATGAAACATATTTAAAATTTTGTGATGCCGCACCGATAAACTTTTGGTAAGTTTTTGTCTCACTAAACCTTCTTTTACAAGACTGTATGCTTTTACTGCAATTATCCTGTTGCCAATAACTAGGATTCCCTTCTGGGAACTGTGGGTTTGTTGAGCTATGAGCTTGAACACACACATACCAAGTCCTAAAGTAGATTGGCAGTCCGTTCTTATCCCTATCTATTGTTAATTTTTTGTTTTCGATGTAACAGGCTGTAAGCTTATTATCATCACCGTTACGTGCCACAAAATACTGATTGTTTGCGTTGTATTCAAAACGAGAAGTGTTGAAATCGTCTTGTAGATCAACAGGCACAATATTGCCATTTGGGTCTTTGAAAGGTTCCGCAGTTGCTGTTTCTATAGGCTTACCTTGGTATCCGCAGCCTAACCCCCTATACTGCCAATAGCAATACTTGGCGTTTACAGTCCTTTGGTTTACATCAAAATTGTCTAGATCTGTTGGTAAATTTAACTCAAACTCCACATAATTGAAGTTCTCTAGCACCTTTTGCCCTATTAAATACTTCTCTTCTGTAATCTCTGCGTTTCCATCTGCAACACCGAAAGGATTGCCGCCATCAAAATTGGCATCATCCAAATGTTTTACGAAGACCTTCTTTCTGTATATTACGGCGTTTTTGAGGTCTGAATACTGTTGTAACAATACAGTAATTATCTTATCTGTATTAGCTATTCTCATCTTAGGTCTAGGCAAAGTACCATCCCCAAATATGCCAAAACCTTCTGTGTCTACGGACAAAGGCATGTATTGCAACCCATTCCAGACTACAGGATTCTTGAATACAGAACCCGGATGGAAAGTATAAAACTTACTAGGTTCGTTTTTAAAATCAGGGTATAACAAAAAAAGCTCTAGAACCGCTGTGGGTTGTAGATCCAATAAACTTTTTGCTGCCTTATTCCTTCCTTCTGACGCCATGCTTTAATTTACACTTATTCTTACACTATAATAAAAATAAATACGGATTACTCTAAAAAATCGTTGACAAATAGGTGATTGTTATGATTATTATAATAAATAATGCAAACAAGTTTCAAAGTCATAGGAACAAGCTCTTTAAGCAGCAGGCTGCAAGAAAAGATAGCAAAATGCGAGGATTTCAAATTTACATCAAGCACCCCATCAGTACAAGCTCTAGATATTAATGGGGAAATATACCTATTAGACACCAAATCTGTACATTTTACAGGTAATAAAGCTCTAGTACATGGATTGATTTCAGATGACAAATCATTCGTAGCCAAAGTAACACTAGAATTTAAACAATAAGATGAACCAAGAACTAGTAAGATACAGGGTTTATGACAAGAAAGGTCATTACCACCACTCATATATTTTAGAAGATGATGCTATTACCTGTGCTAAGCACGTAATGGGGTCCGTTAAAATCATAGAAAGCGATTCAGAAAAAGAAGTTTTCGTTGTAAGTAAGAAAAAGAAATGATCTCTATAATAAAAGCATTAACCCAAAGCCTTAAACTTTACCTTGAGTTGAGGAATAGGTTGGCGTTTTTTGAGATAAAGAACAACCACAGAAGGATAAAAAATGAACTCATTAATGAAATTGAAGAACTACGGGCTGCTGGTGATAGCAACTCCTCTGATAGGGCTGACCTCTTGCGGAAGCGGCTCAAGTCCGAAAACGACGACTTTGAACATATATCAACCGTCTTCATTAAAGCTCAAGGCGGGGACTCCAGTTCAGACTCAGGAGGGGATATACACTCCTCCAACTGATGAAATTTGGCACTCTGATGCCCGATATAGAAAACTAGAAAGAGAACTTTTCGATTGAATAAAAACGGCATCCATTACGGGTGCCGTTTTTTATTACTTAAAAGTAATAAAATAGGGATTGCGCTAAAAAGAACGAAATTAATTTCTGGAATTGCAGTCCCCGTAGTTCCATTAAACTTCAAGATAGATGGGTTTTGAGAAAAGGATACTCCATTTAGGTAGATATCGCTCCCTTGCACCGCAAATTGATCTAATGAACTTAAAGTCAGTTTGGCATTTGGAGATAAGTTAACGATAGATCTTTCGGTTTGACTATTGATTGAGTCCCCAGCCCCTCGTAGTGTTAAGCTACTAGTTGAATCTACATTTATTTCTAGCCCAATTGCGGAAAACATAGCGTCCATGTCAGAGCCTTCAAAGATGTTCAAAGTAGAAACAACATCGTCATCATCATTAACCCCTGTAAAACCATTATTATTTTGGAAGGTCAAAGAGGTGGATTTTAACGTTACTGAAAACCCATCACCTATTTCGATATTTGAATAAGAGGGGCTATCTTCAAGTATTAAGGCATCGGTTACAGTCAATATGTTAGTGATAGCAGAATCCCTATCTAATTCCAGAGAATCTGATTGGGAAAAGTCCCAGTTTGGGGCATCATAAAAGTCATAAATTTCTTCTTCATCTGCATCCCAAGTGATAACCATATCTAATTTCTTATCTTCACTTTCAGCTATATCTACGACTTCCTCATTGCTGATCTGGATGGGTCTTTGGATATTGATTACAGGGTTGATATTAGGGTTTTCTGTAGGGTTTACTAGGAATACATTTCCTTCTACAGAGGTAATAACAGCAGATTTCGCTACGGAAATAATTGAGAGTAAAGTTATGAGTGTGCGCTTCATTTCTTCTTTTTCAGTATAAAGTTTTTAAGTTTAGTTAGATTCCCCGTCAACTTACCCAACAACCTGCCCAGTTTACTATCTTCAGGTACAATATAAGAAAGCGTCCCCAATAAACCCAAGATAGAAATAATAAACTCAGGCATTGACCCCATGTAAGGAGCGAGTATTTTTTCAAATAAATCTTCCATAATAACTACTTTCTTATCATGTTAGGGAGTTTAATCACATCAGGGACTTGAGTGACTTGATCATCTTCTTCTAGTTCGAATGTTTCTTCTGAATTCTCAATATCTGTTTTTTCTTTTTCGCCCTCTTCAGACTTTTCTTCTTCAGGCTCACCCTCTTCAGGTTCTTCCTCCACTTCTTCCTCTTCTTCAGGCTCATCCTCCTCGGATTCCTCTTCCTCCTCCTCTTCTTCCTCAGGCTCCTCCTCTTCCTCAGGCCCCTCCTCTTCAGATTCCTCTCCGGATTCCTCCTCTTCTTGCTCTTCTTCGGACCCCTCATCGGATTCTTCTTCTTCCTCCCCTTCAGACTCTTCTTCTGTTTCTTCTTCAGTTTCTACAGAATCCTCTTCTTTAACAGCTTCTCCTTCGCCTTCTTCGTTATTTTCTTCTGTAGGCTCGCCCTCATCTCCTTCGGCCTCGTCAGACGCTTCGCCTTCCCCCTCTTCACCAACAGACCCTTCATCTTCCCCTTCTTCTCCCCTTTCGTAACCTTCTTCAGATGTACCTATAACATCTCCGTAACCTTTTTCGGCGTATTCTACGATAGCTTCGGTAACGCCGCCAAAAGGTTGGAAACCAATTGTTGTCTCAGTAAAATCATTTAAATTAGAAAATACTTTATGCTCTTGTTCTGCCACAACAGCTATCTCAGTACCTTTTTCTTTCGTTGTTTTGGCTTGGAAGTAAGCTCCACTACCTATGGACATAGTCCCAGCCATCCCAATCGTCCCTACTTTTTGGACTGTTTCTTGGACAAAGGCACTCAACCCGGTGGCAGCACTAGCAGTTTGAGCTGTAGCTCCAGCGGCCGCTGCAGCAGCCGTCCCTTTTGCGGCTTTGTCTAGGATATCTTTATTCTTCTCAGCTATTTCACTGAGTTTATCCATAGTGGAGGTCTCAGGAGTTTCAGATTTGACTTCCGTCTTCTTTAACTCAGGCTCTTCACTAGTTTCTTCTGCAAAATCTTCCGTCTGCCCCTCTTCAACAGGTTCTTCCCCACACTCAGAACACACACAGCTCTTTTCTTGCTCTTCTTTTAACTGCTGAAGTAAAGCCCACGCAGTCTCTCTTGCATGGCGGTCTAGGTCAGATATAATCTCACTATCTGATGGATTACAATATTTTTTTGCAAAAGCTATCGCCTCCGCAACTTTTTTGCGATTTTCCCCGTCCATGTCCACATTAACTTACACATTAATTTGTTTTTAAGTGTAATATATTTTACATGGATTTCAAAAATATCATAGGGGAGTTCTTTAACGGGGGCTGGTTGATACCACTAATAGGAGCATCAGGGATGGTGGCGAGAATGCTAACTTACAAAGGGCAATACTCATTAAAAACATTCGTTAGGAATGTAGTCGCTGCAGCGATATTGTCCGGTATACTTTGGTTTGTGCTTCAAGACGCCCCTATAAGCGACTTTATAAAAGCAGTATCTTATGGGGTTATAGGGGTTGTGGCCCCAGAAATCATAAATGGGATTATTGCACTAGCTAGAAAATTTGAGAAGAACCCCGACAAATTTATAAAGAAGTGATCACTCTTCACCCATCCTGTACATTTGAAAGTGCGGTGTAGAGCCTTCTTGGTATTTGTTTTTGAAAATACACACAGGGATCTTCTTCCCTTCAAACTCAACAACCCCTGAAAGAAAATGGTTGTCTCCTTTCGTCTTAACCCAAAAGGCTCCCATCTTATTTTTCGCCCAGCGACTTAAAGAACTCTTCTGTGGTTTTGAGAAACTCTTCTCTAGCTGGACCTGAGAGACTTTTATATTGTTTTTTGAATCTCCTATAATTTCTTCTTGATATTTCATCGTTCGTGTTGAGTATTAATTTCCTTATCTTCTTAGACTTTTTGTTATTCATAATTTAGCTATGTAAGTTTCGCTATCCTTTAAGAAACCTAGTCTCTTGTAAAGGCTCTTAACTTTTTCTTTGTTGGGGGATTTTTCTGAACAGCCCATTTGTATAAACTCAAACCCATTGTCTCTAGCAAATTTTATTGCTGTAGCTAGAAGTTTATAACCTGCCCTAGGGTTTGAAGACAACCAAATATACTCAGAGAACATATCGACACCATGCCTAGGGTCTTTGTTTTTCAAGAAGACTATAGCCGCATCATAATTGCCTGAATTATTTAGGTTAGCCCACACAAAAACTTTCGAAGTTAAGACCCTGCTATGGCCAAAAGCCTTCTTTATAGAGTCTACCCCATTCGGCAATAGGTAGTGGTAGTTCTTATCTTCACCCTCCAAATCAAGAGCTTTCGTCAGGTCATCTACAGCCTGACAAAAGTCTTCTCCACTAGCCAACCTTTTTATCACTTTGCTATGACTGCAATAAGCTTTCTAACCTCCTTTACAGGGATGTCGTTAAAGGAACCCCAATCTTTGACATCCTCGTTCACATACTTCTCCTCTTTCCAGAGAAGCCTTAGCAAATCTTTAAACCCATCGAAATTGGTTACCTCATGCTTGTCCCTAAGATACTTCTCTAGAAGACCCTTGGGTGTTGTGGTCGCTGCTGAGACAGTAAAGTTTGGAGTGCTTGAGCTTTGTAAAACCTTGGACCCTTTAGACTTGTCTATCTCGTCAGCACCAACGATATGGATGTTAAGAAAATTCCTGACACACCTGACAAAAGCCCTGTTACAGGCGATGGTCTCAAGGAATTTAGACGCAAAAGAGTCTGTATTGTCCAGACTAGCGTTTGCAACATCTGTGTAGGTTGTCCCACACGACTCGTAATTTCCGTCCCATTTAATTGTACATTTTGCTGTGACGTAGCCGTCTGAAATATTCTCTACCTCAAAATCCACAGAACTATATCCTCTCATCTTGGCCAACTCTTTTATCCCCCCTAACATAATCAACAACTGATTATCTCTCAAACCTTCTGTCGAATCGGGGACAGGTTTGCTCCTAATTGTGAACCAGTCCCTATTAGGGTAAAGAAAATCAGGCTTGATCATAGACCTCCAATCAATAGACCCATCCTCATTGAATACATAGTCTTGATTCTTTAGAAGACCATGGTCATCTCTTTGGTAAACATCCGGTCCAAAAACCTTCTTCGCCGCAGCTTTTTTAGCTACTTTTTTCGCTGTTTTCTTTTTGCTCATAAATGTAAAAATGGTCTAGTTCGTCCCAATATTCTGGAGTATCCAACACATTGTTGTCGTTGTCAAGACCCTTTTTGTAATGAGCATAGCTAAAATATTTTTTATCTGCCTCAAGAATGTATTTGTTAGTCGAAAACTTGCAAGAGTCAGGCAGCTCCATTCTCTCAACCCCTTTGTATCTGGGGTGTACATCGACATCAAAGTATCTATTTCTCAAAACCCCTAGATCTGAGTCTTTCTCAGACAAAAGAATAATTTTTATTTTCCAGCTGGCTAAAACGTCAAAGTACTTTTTAGGTATTTTGTCTGTCTCAGCATCCAAAGCGAACATCAACATCTTTACATTGTGCTTTATGCTCTTCAAGACACTCAACTGAATCAACCCTTCTGATATAACTGTAACTTTGTGATTTTCACAATAATACATAAAAGCCTCCTCTTCGAAACCATAATCAGCCCTCAGGTACACTTCTTTGGGCAGACCTGTTATTATTTCAGTAGGAACGACCTCTATGATAGGTTGATTGTAGTGTTTACCTATGTGGAAAGTCTCTATATCGACTTTCTTTTCATGCCCTAGTAACTTAAGGATTGAATTGGCCACCTCTTCCGGTTTAATTTTGTTTATATTATCCTTCGGATCATGGTTGGAATAGCATGGCCTAGAGTCCCAATCAGGTTCTAAACAAATAGAATCTTGTCTATTGCTCCAAAATGGTTTGGTGACATTAGCGTAACTATTCCCAAATATACTGACTGTTTTTACTCCTATAGAACTGGCGTATTGAGCTAGGTAGTTGTCTGGCCCTATGTATAGCATCGATTTAGAAACTAAGTATGCGGTATTTTTAAAGCTGCATGAGACATGTTTATTAACCCCTCTTAAGGGTTTGTCGCCACCTAACTGGACCACCTTTATGTCCCTTTCTTCTAGAAAGGAGGATAGAAACCCTAACACTATTGTATAACTCTTGTAGGTTTTTGACGCCGTCGAAGAGTCTCCACTAATCACTATGTAGTTATTAAACTCTATGG